TCTACCACAGGGAACAGTTGATGTTGGAGATTCAACAATGAATTTAGGTGATGGTACAGATGCAGCAGAATATAATAGTCAACTTTATTATGAAGAACAATTATTAAAAGGTATTGAAGAAAAACAGAAAAAAGGTGAAGAATTAACTCCTGAAGAGGAAGAAGAATTGAGAAAAGCAATAGCAGGTACTACTCCAGGTACAGTATATAATGCTTTTCAAATTACTTAACAATAAGAGGTAATGTTATGAAAGTAAAACAACTAAGAACTATTATTAGAAAAATGGTAGTAGAAGAGGTTAAAAAGCAAGTTAACGAAATATTTATAAAGGAACAGGTAAAACCTTCTCGTATGGTAGCAACAAAGCCAGTAAAACGAGAAACAGTTAACTATACTGATAACTCTACATTAAATAAAGTTTTAAATGAAACCGTTGGGTTTAAGGGAGAAACTGAAGAATATCCAACTATGGGTGGTAAAGCCTATACTACAGGAGATATGTCAGAGGTATTAGGATATGGAGAAATGGCTTCTCCTGAACTAAAAAGAGATAGAGTTGCAGCACAAACTTTAGCAGAAAAGGGTGTTACTCCAGACCAAGTAGGTGATGGAGTTGTTAACGCACTTACAAGAGATTATTCTGATTTAATGAAAGCAATGGATAAAGGTAAATAATGGCAAACGTAGTAAAATATTCAGCACTTGGTATTCCGTTTGGAATGTCATACCCATTAACGTTTGGAACAGATACTAAAACATTTGGACAAATTATGGAATATGGCACAACTGTTAAAAACAATTTACGAAATCTTTTACTTACTCAAAAAGGTGAAAAAGATATGGATCAGGATTTTGGTACTAATTTACATGGAATACTATTTGAATATCAAGTTGGAGATTCAGAGTTGGAAGCTGCGATAAATGATACTATTAATCAGGCTGTAGAGAAGTATATGCCAGGGGTAATTGTTAATAGTTTAGTCGTAGAACCAAAAGATAATCATGATGGAGCAGTAGTAGTAAAAATAGATTTCCAAGCAGATTTTTCGGATCCAGCTAACTTAGAATTTACAGTAACTCCAGATGGGGGCGTTGAAGATACCGCCCAAGCCCCGGTGATCAGCGGAGGGAAGGAGTAACATCAACGTTACTATAACATATAGGATAAAAAATGGGTGAATCAACAAATATAAAAAAAGACGTAAAAAGAGAAGTTAAGTATTTAAATAAAGATTTTTCACAATTTAGAGAAAGTCTTGTAGAGCATGCTAAAACATATTTTCCAACTACCTATACAGATTTTAGTGATAGTTCTATTGGAATGATGTTTGTAGAGATGGCATCATATGTTGGAGATGTTCTTTCTTATTATGTAGATAATACTTTTAAAGAAACTATTTTAGCATATGCTGAAGAAAAGAAAACTGTATATGATATAGCACAATCATTAGGATATAAACCAAAAACAGGAGTTCCAGCTTCTTGTAAAGTAGATGTATACTGTACAGTTCCATCACAAGGTTCAGGAGCTAATGTTACACCAAATTGGTCTTATGCTCCTACTATAAATGCTGGGATGAGACTTTCTACAAAAGCCAATACAGCAACATTTAGAACTACAGAACCTATAAATTTTCAAGTTTCAAGTTCTATAGATCCTACTTATTTTGAAAAATATCAAGAATCTGCAGATGGTACACCAACAAAATTTTTATTAAGAAAGAAAGTGGACGCGGTTAGTGGGAACGTTAGTACAGAGTATATAACATATTCAGCAGCAGAACAATATACAATTAGTGTACTGGGGAATGAAAATATTAACGAAATAATTTCAGTATCCGATAGTGATGGAAATAAGTGGTATGAAGTAATGTCTTTAGGACAGGATACAGTTTTAGATGAAAGTGCAAATAATACCACAAATTCTCCAGATTTAAGTGATTATGCTGGAGATACACCATATCTAATGAAACTTATTAGAACACCAAGAAGATTTGTTACATATTTACGAGGTGATAATAGAACTGAATTAAGATTTGGTTCAGGAGTTTCAGATAATCCTGATGAAGAAATTATACCAAATCCAGATAATGTTGGATCATCTCTTTCTACAGGAGTTTCTAAATTAGATACTACATTTGACCCAAGTAATTTTTTAAAAACGCGGACTTATGGATTAGCACCATCTAATACAACATTAACAGTTGTTTTTGCGCACGGCGCTTCACATACAGATAATGTAGGTGTTAAACAATTATCAAGAATTGTAAATAAAGTAACATCAATACCAAATTCAAGCACTTTAAATTCAGCTACTGTAACTGCTACATTACAGTCTATTAGGGCTATAAATAATGAAGCAGCTGTGGGAGCTAAAAATGCAGAAACATTACAAGAAATAAAAAGTAATGCAGCTGCTAATTTTCAATCACAAAATAGAGCAGTTACTAAGAATGATTATATGGTAAGATCATTAGCAATGCCTTCTAGATTTGGAAGTATTGCAAAAGTTTATGTAGTACAAGATGATCATTTAAGTGATATAGCAGAAAAAACTAGTGATACTATTGGAGCAACTTCAAGTGATTCAAAAGATGAAACACAAGGTGGTACTGTTCAGAAATCAATTTATGGATAAAAACTATGGCCAATCAAGATAATAAAAACCCACTAGCATTAAATTTATATGTTTTATCATATGATGGAAATAAAAATTTAACTGCACCCAATCAAGCAACTAAAGAAAATTTACAAACATATTTAGGACAATATAGAATGGTAACAGATGCTATTAATATTAAAACTGCGTATGTTATTAATATTGGAGTTAAATTTTCTATAATGACATTACCACAATTTAATAAAAATGAAGTTTTAGTTAGATGTATAAATGAAGTAAAATCATTTTTTAATATTGATAGGTGGCAAATAAACCAACCTATAGTTATATCTGATTTATTATATAAATTATCAGTTGTTGAGGGAGTTGCTGTTGTAGTAACACCAGAAGATGCTGTAGCATCTACTGCAAATCCTGCTGATAAGCCACAAATAATTATTACAAATAAATACCGAACTGCTGATGGTTACTCTGGAAATGTATATGATATGGATAAAGCATATTATAATGGAATATATCATACATCATTAGATCCAAGTATGTTTGAATTGAAATATTCAGATTCAGATATACAGGGTAAAGTAGTTGGAACTATAGGGGGATAATAAATGCATTATTTTGAATATCCAAGCGTAGATGCTACAATATATCAAGCAAGTCAATCTATGAATACGGGATTGGATCCTATATTAGAGGTTAGGAAAGATGTGAGTGCTACTGGTGATACTGTAAATGTTTCACGAGCGTTAGTTAAATTTGATTTAACCTATATTAGTTCTTCAGTAATAAGTGGGTTAATACCATCTACTGCAAAGTATTATTTAAATATGTATGATGCAAACCCAGAAGAATTAACAACTAGTGATCTTTTATATGCTCATCCTGTAAGTCAATCTTGGACTGGTGGAACAGGAGAATTTGATTCTAATCCTCAAATAACAAATGGAGTTAGTTGGAAATATAGTCAAGGAAAGAGTTCAGGTCAATATTGGATGTCAGGCAGTTTATCGGGATCTGGTGCTACTTGGTATAGTGGTAGTGGTGGCGCTAAACTTGATGCTTCACAATCTTACGATCATTCAACTACTGATATGAGAATGAATGTAACAGATATAATGAATGCTTGGATTTATTCTGGCTCAACATATCCAAACGAAGGGTTTTTAGTAAAGAGAAGTGGTAGTCTGAAAAATGCAGATACTTCTCAACCAGAGGGAAGTACAACACATTTAGGAAATTTTAGTTTTTTCTCAAGAGATACAAATACAATTTATTCACCAAAGTTAGAAGCAGTTTGGGATGATAGTTCTTGGAGTACAGGAAGTTTACAACCAATAACAGGCTCTGATTATGATGATATGGCTTTTTATGTTAAGGGGTTGAGGAGTGAATATAAGCAAGATTCTAAAACAAAAATACGAGTGGTAGGACGGGCTAGATATCCAGAAAAAACTTATGCTACTACACCTACTCAATTGGGTGTAAAGTATTTACCAAGTGGCAGTACTTATTATTCTATAAAAGATGCACAAACAGAAGAAGTTATAATTCCATTTGGAAGCGGTTCAATAGTAAGCTGCGATTCAACAGGAAATTATTTTAATCTTTGGTTAAATGGATTACAACCAGAACGAATTTATAATGTTCAATTTAAAGCAACTGTAAGCCAGAGCACATCAAATGAGCAAGATGTAATATCTCTTCAAGATCACACTTTTAAAGTGAGTAGATAATGCCAATAACATTCGAACAAGTTAAAACTGATTCGAGGTTCAAAGAAAAACTTGATTCATTTCAAGCTAAACGTTTAAAACGCTTAGAAAGTGAATATCAAGATTTATTTTTAACTGGATCAAGAGAAGATGGTAGTACAGTATTTAGAACTAAGAATGGAACAATAATATCAGTTGATTCAGATTTAGATCTTTATGGAGTAGATTCAACTGATCAATTAGTTCCAGTAAATTTAGAAAAAACTTCCCCAGAATCAGATAAAGTTGATGATATTGTAGATAAAAATTTTAAAGAGTTAATGGGTGGGGCTGGCTTAGGATTAAGTATAGAAGAATTATTTAATGAATATGAAAGATTAAAAGGAAGTATACCAGGAGAAGGTACAATAAATTCACATAGGTATTTGGTTGAAACAAGTGTTGAATATATAGGTGGAATGGATGAATTAGCTAGAATTAAAGCAGAGTTAGAACGAGAGTTAAAAGAATTAGAATCATTGATAGCAGAAACTGCTGAAAAAGAAGCGGCGTGGACTTCTTATTTAGCGGAAATGAATAATTTTGTAGATACTACTCAACCATATTCTCGGGCAGATTGGGAGCAAAAGGGAAATCCAATAGCATCAGCTGATGCTGGTTATCAAAAATTAAGGTTTGTTAAAAATTTACCTTATAGTGTTGCTACGACTCCTAAAGTTGATGTTACTGGAGTTCTTGAATTACCATATAGAGTTTCCAAAAGAACTCAACGTAGAAAAAATGGGAAATTATCAAGTGGTTGGAAAAAAATATATATAAAAGTAGATGCAGTAGGTGGTACTGGGATGACATATAGATGGTTTGTTGATGGAAATGAAATTTTTCCAAGTGATAGATATGGGGCTACTGATAAAGAAGTAGTAGAATATTTTCCAGCTAAATATAGAAAAAATCATGCAACAAGAGTTTTTACATGCAAAATATCGGATTCTCAAACCCAAGGGGAGATTACTTCGGGTCCAATTAAAGTACAGGTTGACTAATGCCAAGTAATGAATTAACATATAATGATTTTAATATGTTGTATACTTCTACAGCACATCCGACGTCATTTGGAAATGATACTAGAGATTTTGTATTAGTAACAGTTTTAGATCAAACTGGTGAAGTAATAGAAACTACAGAAATATCTGTAGAAGAATTGAAAGTAGGAGAATTATTTAATTTTAATCCAGGAAGAATACTTAGAAAATTAGGATATATAGCTGGATCTTATAAAGTAAGATTGAATTTTCTTAGAAGAAAAGCTGGTTCGAGTGTATATGGATTCTTTGATAACGATAGAGAATTGTGGAAAGGAGCAGTTCAAAAAATTGAAGGTAAGTATTATACTGGAACAAATCCACAAGATACAAATGTTGAACCATTAACAAGGGTAAAATTAGCATATGATGTGTCAGATATAAGTCCATCCAGAAAAGAAGTTAGATTACAATTAAAAAATATAGATGTAACTGAAAAAACTTCATATGCATCTAATTTTATAAATTTTGATACTGCAGCATATGATTACATTCCAAAAAGTACAGATGATTATACTTCAGAAGGAACTGTAAAAGTAGATACTTCTGATCCTTATAAAATTAAAGCAACTTAAACAGCTGAAGATATGGGATTTTCTCCAGCTATGGTAGGGGGTAAGTTAACTATAGATAATGCATTTATTATATCATATAAAACAACTAATCTTACTGTAACGGATAATACTAATAGAACAACTACAAAAACAAATACTGTAACAGATACAGTAGATGATGAAGAAAATCCAAATTTAGATGTAGGTCTTAAAGATGATACTACAGAAACAACAACTGGAGGTCGTGGTGGGCTTTCAACTGAACGAGACGAGTTTGATTTATAATGGCTAAGCAAGATCCAAATTATACAGAAAAAGATGCTCAAAGAGATGCACGAAAAGCTGCTGGTGAACAGGAAAAAAATGCCCCTGGAGTAGGAAAAGTAGTTGAATCAATACCTCAATATGCTCCATTTATATCTGAAATTGTAGAGGTTAAAAGTCGTGATACTATAGTTGTAGAAGCAAATTTTAAAGATGAAGGAATATCATTATCGGCACAAGATGGTGATTATGAAGGTACTAACCCAAGAAAACCATTAACATTTCATGTTACATTTGATAATATTGATGTAAATGATCTATCACATTATTTGTATACAGAAGATAATAATCTTTATTTAATTGTAAATACTCATCAGGAATCAGAGAAGAAAAAATTATTAAAATTATATTCATCAATTAGTGAAGCCTCTCTACAAAATGTTTCTGTAATAGAAGAAATTATTGATCCAGTTGAAGAAGATGTACTTTTAATACCAGAAGATGAGATTGATGAAGATGTAACTTTCTTATTAGATCCACAATTTGATTTAGAAGCAGCCCAAGGCTCATTTTTTGATAATAAATCAACACAATATAAAAATTTATCTGATTTAATAACAAGTGATGTAAATATATCAGAACAAATTAGAACAGATATATTAAGTTCTAGTTTACAATCAGTTGATTTAAATATAGATTTTGAAAAATATGATAATTTTACTGTATTTGGTTCTGCCGTATCTAAACTTGATAATGCAAAATATAAATTTGATAAGATAGAATCGTTATTAACTACATCTGCATCATTAGCAACTAATTCTACTACTGGATCTTTAGGAAAAGAATTAAGTTCGGTACATAGACAAATTAGAGATGTTAAATTAAACTTTACACCATATGAAAAGTATTTGTATAGTACTGTTTCAACTGTTGTAAGTGGATCAGAATTTTTAGGGACGGAACGATATAATGCATCATGGCCAAAAACTGGAAGTGGAACATTTAGTGATCCATATACACCAATAACTTCATCTCATGCAGATTTTACATCTTGGTATGGGAGTGTTGTAAATGAAACTGGTCAGGCATATAGTGCATCGGTATTTGATATGGATAATGAAAATAGATTAGCTAATAGAATACCAAAATATATTGTACAAGATAATTCCAATGAAGATTTTTTAAAATTTATAGATATGGTTGGAGAAATGTATGATGAAGTATGGACATATATTAATCATATTCCAAAAATATATGAAAATTATGATTCGAATAAAAAAGGATATTCAAATGATTTAATTCAAGATGTAGCGAAAAGTTTTGGATTAGATTTGTATAATGGGGCAGATTTATTAGATTTACCAAGATATCAATACGGGCAATACCAATCAGGATCTGATTCTGCGTTCACAACATATTCAGCTGAACCCCAGAAAGATTTAGGTAGAAAAATACATAGAAGATTGGTTAATAATATACCCTTTTTCTTAAAAACAAAAGGTACATTAAAATCTTTACGGGGAATGGTTAATATGTTTGGAATCCCTGCTACTATTTTAGATGTTAGGGAATACGGTGGTCCATCTCTTCCTGGTCAAGTAAAATCATTTAATATAAAAAGAAAGTTTACTAAATCTTTAGATTTTAGAGGTGGGCAATATGTTCAAGTACCTTGGGTACACGATGGAAATACAGGAAGAAGACCAGATACAGTTGAATTTAGATTTAATTCTGTAAATAGTGGAAGTCAAACTCTTGTTGAAGCTGTAAATGGATCTACAAAACATTGGGAAGTTAAATTAAGAGAAGATTCTGGTACAACCGATAATGTTGGGCATGTTGATTTTCAATTATCTGGATCAAGTGGCTATGTTTCAATGTCTACAAGTGCTATGCCATTATATGATGGTGAATTTTGGTCTGTTATGGTTTCAAGAGAATCTGGTAGTGGTGCATATGTAGCATCTGATAGTGGATCTCAAGCCGTAACATATAGATTAGCAGCTAAAAAATATGATGCAGGAAGAGGTAAGATATATTATGCGTCTGAAACTTCTATGTCTATAGATGGGGCTAATACAGTTTCTCAATCATTGAATACTTCTTGGTTAACTCCTAATCAGGTTAATGTTGGTTATGGTGCAGCTGGATATTTAACTGGTTCTATGATGGAGTTTAGATATTGGAATTCACCACTTACAATGTCGGCATTTGATAATCACGTTACTTCACCAAAAGCTTATAATGGAAATCATGCTTCAGCTTCGTATACTGATTTAGTATTTAGATTATCGTTTGATGATAATAAAGATTTGAGTGTAGCTGCAAATACACAATTACAAGATAAAAGTGGAGATACTTCATTAACTACAATTACTGGTAGTGCTAAGAATTTTAGTGGAAATTTTTATGCTAGTGTAGTAGATGAAGATAAAATGTTAGTACCAAATATTGGTCCTAAGAAAGAAAGTAATGTTAAGATGCGAGTTATTAGCTCAAGTCTTGAAGGTGGTGGCTTACAACCATATATTCCAGGATATAGTTCTAAACGATCGGAAAAAAGTTTATTAGATGTAGCTCCAAAAGATTCACCGAAAGTAGGAATATTCTTCTCACCAACAGATGTAATAGATGAGGATATTGTTAGATCTTTAGCAGATTTAGATTTTCATCAATATGTTGGAGATCCAAGAGATTTACCTAAACCAAGATATAGAAGATTACATGAAATAAAAAATGCGTATTGGCAAAAATATAGTTCACCAAATAATTTTTGGGATTATATGAGATTAATAAAGTATTTTGATCAGATTATATTTAAACAAATAAAAGATATTTTGCCAGCTAGAACAAGGCCCGAATTTGGATTAACAGTTAAACAAAATATTCTTGAACGATCAAAAGATATTATTTCAAGAGGATTAAGTTTTGAATCCCCAAATTTTGAAGGACACATAGATGCATCAATATATGCAAAAGAAGTTACTACAAAATTAACTGGAAGTATAAATGATAAGGAAGGAATTATTTCTGGATCTACTGAAATATTTAATATACCAACATTAACCAGATTAAATTATACAGGATCACATAAAGGATATTGGGGAAATACATATATATCTTCTTCAGTTACAAGCGGTGGTCCTGAATATGTGTTTGAAGAAGTTTTACAACCAGAAATAACTGGCTCGATTATTTCACCACATAATTTAGAAACAAAATATTATTATAGCAGTTCAGTAAGCCGATCTTTGAATTTATATTATTCATCATCAGCTATTCGTTCTGATATAGATAACAAATACGATCAATTTTGTGCATTAGCTAATTTGATGTTTGAAGGATGTAAACAGACTAATGCTACGACTGTGTTAAATAGTTATGCAGGAAACTTTGATCCAGTAGAAACTTCGGATACTACTCCACTAAGAATAGTATCTCAAGATCCTGGAAAATCACAATTGAGAATAGAATAATGTATAATATATTTTATTATTATATTTATAGTAGAGTAAACGCAGTTATATACGAAAACCAAATATACTTAGGAGTAAATAATGGGATTTTTAGATAATACCACGCAAACCATAGATGCTATTCTTACCAAAAAAGGTAGAGAATTATTGGCACGTGGAAATAATGAATTTAAAATTACAAAATTTGCATTAGGAGATGATGAAATTGATTATGGTCTCTATGATGTTTCTCACCCAGATGGAACTAATTCATATGGAGCGGCTATAGAAAATATGCCGTTACTTGAGGCTATTCCAGATGAGAATCAGATAATGAGATACAAACTTGTTACTTTACCAAAAAATACAGTTAAATTACCTGTTATTAAGTTGGCAAGTTCAGCATTAACATTTACAACCGCAAATGAACAACAGATTATATCACCAGCAACAACTAATGGTAATGATGGAAAAGGTGGATATACATTTATATTACATAATTCGAATGCAGCAGATTTGTTTGTATCTGCAGGTGGTGGGGTTGAACAACGAGGTGGAACTGTTCCAGTATTCCTTAGTGATGCTGATAGGAAGAGAAGTACTACAGTAATAGGTAAAGTTGTTAATATAGTATCCAAAGCAACTACATCAGCAATTACAACACAGTTGACTATTTTTGGGAATGATTCTGGAGCATCTCAAACAATTAGTGTAACTGTAAGTGCAAATAGTTAGGAGTTAGAAAATGGCTGAAATATATACAGTATTTAATACAGAAGAAGATATAATAACCGATATTAATCAAACTATTAGTTCTGGTTTATGGTCGGGGGGTGTTGGAACGCTTCAAACAATGCACACTTCTTCTACACAAAGTGGAAGTTCGGGAAAATATTTTTACGATGTTTATAAAACCAATCCTTCTTCAGATAGCGAAGCAGAGGTTCAGTTTTCAATGGCGTTTGGACATTTAGATGGTAGTGGAAGTGCTGGGATATTAGGAACTTCATATACAGATAGACCATCGGCAGCTGTTTATTCTCAATTTAGAAATTTACTTCTTGCACCGAATGATACTAAGTTTACTTTTTCTCCATCTAAAGATATAAAACACATTTACGCTATTTCTATGGCTAGAGCTAGGATGCGTGAAAAAGTGGATCCAGGGAACTGGGAATTACATTTAAGTAGCAGTGCAGGAACTGTAAAATTGATTGATGATAGTGGTGCTACAACTGATCCAACAGTTTCTCAGGGTGGAAGAGTTTTTAATGTAGTAAGTGGTTCAATAGCAAGTGGTACAGCAGTAACAAATACAGCTGCAGCAAGTGAAACAACTGATGGTGCGTATGGATTATTTTATCCTGATATGGGTATTATGATTTTAAATGGGCAAAAACTTGATCAAGGATATCTTGCATTAGCTACTAATACTGCATCAAATGCTGCTCATAATAATACGGGTAAATTATATAATTCCGTTTCTGCAAGTTCTTATTTTGTAGCTAGACGGGAAGAGCAATTAAGTACTACACATTATTTTTGTAGATTAACTAATAAGAAATATAATTTTAGTACTAATCCTACATTTTTTACTCAATCTGATGGCTCACTAACAGTATCATCTATGCAAAATGATCCTAAGGTTTATATGACAACCGTAGGCTTGTATAATGATTCTAATGAATTATTAGCAGTTGCAAAATTATCTAAACCTTTACTGAAATCATTTTCTAGGGAAGCTATTGTAAAAGTGAAGCTCGATTTTTAACGGAGCTTTTTAATGTATAAGAATTTTCAAGATGGCGATACTTCTGTAGAATCGTTTAAAACCCACAAATCATTCTCGTTAACTGATATGGATAGTGGGAGTGGTGTTTTTGGTTTTAGCGCTAATAGTAGTTCTGCACATTTATTTATTTCCTCATCAGCTGTCTCTTCAAGTTATTATAGTGGATCTGTTTCGGCTGATAATACACCTTTTGCAACATATTATGCAATTCCAAGTTGGTTTACAATAAATCGGTTATATTATTCTAAAAAAGATGAACCCTGGAATTCTTTTGGTATTAACAATGTAGCAAATAAGAAAATGACGTTACATGGTTCTGCTCAAATATTAACAATACCACAACAATTTTTTGGAGAAGAAGTAAAACCAGGCTCAGTAACAATTACTGATAATGGTGGTGCAACAACATTTACATTAAAAGATGATGGGTTTGGAAATATTTATGATAATGCAAATTCAGCATCATTCGCAGCAGGAACTACGGGTTCTGTAGGTAATATTTTTTATTCACACGGAATTGTAGCTATAACAGATACAGGTTCATATTCAGTAGTTGGTTCTGCTACTGGTAGTGATGGATTTGAAATTGATTTTAAAGCAACTCAAACACATTATGAATATGAATATAACTGTACGGTGGATCGTGGAGAGTTTAATAGTACTACTAATATTAGTATAGCTAAAGATAGAGGTGGTAGACACACACTTCCAAGTGGACTTCCTACATCTTTTATTAGTAAATTTTTTCCTCCAGGAGATAATCCTACTAATGGAACAGGCTCTTTATCAGGATCATACACAGCCGCTTCAGAATCTATTGATTTAGCAACAGGCAGTTTATTTAATCCATATGTTACTTCTATTGGGTTATATAATGATAAAAGTGAATTAATGGCTATTGGTAAATTAGCACACCCGATTAAAAATGATGATGAGTTAATGTTAAATTTTGTGGTGAGGTTTGATGTTTAAAAGAATATTATTAGAAAGAGCAGATTTTCAACTTATTGCATCAGATTTAGTAAAATACTATAATTTAAAATCTAAAATAAAATTTGGAGCAAGTTCTAATCAAGCAGATTATAATTGGATGACAGATACAATACGTTTAAGAAGTAGTTATTCTACAGTTAAAGAACTTATTATAACAATTTTACATGAGATTAAGCATGCTATAGATGCTAAAAAAATGGGTAAAAAGAAATACGAAAAGGCATATCAACAAGCGGGCGATATTGCTGTGAATAAAGGTAAAGATTTTCACGATGATAATAAATTTGAGGAAATTGCAGAAAAATGGGCTATTAAAGAGTATAGTAAATGGAAAAATAAATTTTAATTAGCTCAAATTAGGTTATATTTAGTATTATGTTATGAAACCACGTAGTGCAAAGAATAAGGGCAAACGCCTCCAAAATAAAGTTCGAGATATAATTCTTGAAAAATTCAACTCTAAATTAGAACCCGATGATGTGCGTTCTATTACAATGGGGGACGTCGGAGAAGATATTCTGCTATCCCCTGCAGCTCGTAGATTATTTCCATTTAGTGTAGAATGTAAAAATCAAGAAAAAATTAATATCTGGGAAGCATTAGATCAAGCTGAAGGTAATAGTGGTAATCATATACCATTAGTTATTTTTAAAAGAAATCGTTCTAAAACATATGCTGTTTTAGAATTTGAGGAGTTATTACAATTATTAGATGAATAATATTATATTGAATATTTTGTCAAAGGCATTAGGTTCTACCCATACAAAATTAAGAAAACAAAATGAGTATATGTTTTGGTCTCCGTTTATTTCTCATTATAAGCCTAAATTACAAATAAATATAAAAAACCAAAAATGGCATTGTTGGGTTTCTAATCAAGGTGGTCATAATTTTTATCAATTATTTAAAGCTGTAGGTGTAAGTGAGAATAGTTGGAGCGATTTAAAAGAATATTTAAATGAGCAAGAAGATTATTATTATGATCAAAAATCAGAAAAAGATGTAAAAAAATTAGTTTCGTTACCTAAAGAATTTAAAAGACTAAATCATATTCATTTCAGCACACCCATAGAAAAGAGATGTTATAATTTTTTAAAGGAGCGAGGATTTACTAAAGATATCATAGTAAGATATGGTATAGGTTATTGTGAAAGTGGAATTTATAGTAATAGAATTATAATACCATCTTATGATAAACATGGTAAGTTAAATTATTTTATAGCACGAGATGTCTATGGTGGTGGTATGAAGTATAAAAATCCCACGATAAGTAAAAATATAATTTGTTTTGAATTATTTATAAATTGGGATGAACCAATAATATTATGTGAAGGTGTATTTGATGCTATGACAGTAAAAAGAAATGCTATTCCATTATTAGGTAAAACAATCCCAAAAAAATTGATGTTGACTTTATTAAATAAAAAAGTAAAAGATGTATATATTATACTTGATAGTGATGCTCAACCAGATGCATTAAAGATAAGTACTAAGTTAAAATCATATGGTATACAAGTTAGACTAGTATCTTTAGAGGATAAGGATCCAAATGAGGTAGGTTATGACAAAATGACAGAAAAAATAGAAAGTACAAAAGAGCTAACATTTTCTGATGTTATTCAATCAAAATTAAAAGGTAAGAAGTTTGAAAAATCAAAAACATATTATAAAAACTAATTTAAATGTAGTAAAAAGAATATATCATATATCGGACATACAAATACGAAATCTACATCGTCATTCCGAATTTGAAGATGCGTTTAATAAATTATATGAAATAATAAAAAAGAATCCTGAAGATAGTGTAGTTTATATAGGTGGTGATATCGCACATAGTAAAACTGAAATGTCGCCAGAATTGGTAGATCAATTATCAAGATTATTCAAAAATCTTTCTGATATTGTTCCAACTATTATTATAGCAGGAAACCACGACTGTAATTTAAATAATACACATAGGCTTGATGTTCTTACACCAATTGTAGAGAATCTTAATCATCCAAATTTATATTATTTTAAAGATAGTGGTGTTTATAATTTTGCAGATATAACATTTGTAGTATGGGATGTTTGGGATACAGAAGAGAATTATATTCAAGCAAAAGATGTAGAAGGAGATACTAAAGTATTATTATATCACGGTACTGTTGATCAATCAGCTACAGATTTAGGATTTAAGTTACCATCTAAAGTTAAATTAGAAAGTATGGATGGATATGATATGGTTTTGCTTGGGGATATTCATAAAATGCAAACATTACAAGAATATGATAATGTTAATAAAAAGCCCCACGTAAGATATTGTGGTAGTCTTGTTCAACAAAATTATGGTGAAGCGGTGTATGGGCACGGAGTATCTGTTTGGGATGTGAAGAATAAGAGTTTTGAGCATATAGAAATACCAAATGATTTTGGATATGCTACTCTTGATATTATTGATGGAAATTTACCAAAAGATTGGGATGCCCTTCCAGAGAAAGGAAGGTTACGGTTACGATGTAAAAATACAACTGAAACTCAAATAAAAAAAGTGCTTTCTATTGTTAAAGATAAATATCCTAAATTAACAGAGAGTAAACTTTATAAAGTAGATAGTGTTATTAATTTAGGAGATGAAGCTAAAAAGATTAGTATAGGAGATGTATCTAACGTAGATTATCAAAATAAATTAATATTAGATTATATTAAAAAAGAATTTTTTATAGATGATAATCTTGAAATACAATTACAAGAAATAAACAATGAGTTAAATCAAATTTTACCAGAAGAAGATATTCAAAGGAATATTAATTGGAAAATTAAAAAGTTTGAATTTGATAATATGTTTTCTTATGGTAAAACTAATATAGTTGATTTTACTAGATTAAGTGGTATAATAGGAATTTTTGCTCCAAATGCAAGTGGTAAATCATCATTATTAGATGCACTATCTTTTTGTTTATTTGATACTTGTAGTAGAGCATTTAAAGCTGATATGATATTGAACAATAAAAAATCAGATTTTAGATGTAAACTTAATATAGAAATAGATGGAACAGATTATTATGTTGAAAGAAAAGGAAAACGACTTTTAAATGGGCATGTTAAAGTAGATGTTAACTTTGAACGTTGGGATACAGAGTTACAACAAATGGTTTCTATGAACGGTGATCAAAGGAGAACTACAAACAATAATATTCGTAGAGTATTAGGAACATATGACGATTTTATTTTAACTACATTGTCTACTCAAAATAATTCATCAGGAGTATTCATAGATAAAACTCAGAAAGAAAAGAAAGAATTATTAGCTCAATTTATGGGTATTGGGGTGTTTGATAAATTATATCAAATGGCAAGTGAGAGAGTTAAAGAAGAATCTGTTTTACTAAAAAACTTTCAACAATCTAATTATGAAGATGAATTAACTGAAGCTAGAAGTCAATTGAAATCTAATAAAATTGATCTGAAGTTAATTAATGAAAAGTTAAGTGAGTATGAAGAACAAAAAGAAAAGTTTGAAGAATCTAAAAAAGAATTTACTTCTAAATTAAAACCAATAGAAGATGTAAAAGATATTGAAAAATTAAAAGAAGAATTAAATATATTAAAAGATGAAACAGGTATATTAAGAGATCAATATATTTCATTAGAAAAATCTATAGTTAATACAAAAGAATTATTGGATACTTTAAAAAATAAAAAAATAAAAAAATTAGATATTGAAGAAGTTGGCAATAAAAAACGAGACTTAGAAAATTATGAAAAATTGTTATTAACATTAGAAAATCAAATAGATGTAGAACAAAAAGCTATAGATAAATTACAGAGTTGGGAATGGAATGAAACGTGTGAAGCTTGTTTAACTAATCCATTTGTAAAAGATGCTAAAAATGCAATAGATACTATAACACATAATAAACATTTACAAACTCAATATATAAAAGAGGCTGGAGATTTACGAAAAGTAGTCAAAGAGTATACTGAAATACAATCTAAATATGATATTATTACTAAAAGTATATTTGAAGAAGAAGCAAAATTAGAATCAGTACACCATCAAAAAGATGTTATTATTGAAAAAGGTAAGAATGTTAAACAAAGTAAACAATATGTTTTAAAAGATATAACAAAGTTTGAAAGACAAGAAAAATCTATAAAATTTAATAAAGATATTTTATCTAAAATAGAGTTAGTAGAATCAGAAATACAAGTGGTAGATTCTAAGATAAAAGATCATACTGCTAAAAAATATAATAGGGGAAAAACAGTAGCTATTTTAGAAACACAAATAAAAACATTGTTTGATAATATTACTAAAATGGAAGAATTAGAGGATACGATAGGAGCGTATCATTATTATTTACAAGCGGTAAGTAGAGATGGAGTTCCATATAATTTAATACAAGATGCACTACCGACTATTGAAGGGGAAGTTAATAATATATTATCACAGATTGTTGATTTCAGCATTATATTTAAAATGGATGGTAAGAGTATTAATAACTATATTGTGTATGATGAAGATAATGTGTGGCCTTTAGAATTATCAAGTGGTATGGAAAAATTTATATCATCATTAGCTCTTAGAGTAGGGTTAATTAATGTTTGTAATTTACCAAGAGGTAATTTTCTCGCTATAGATGAGGGATTTGGAACTATGGATAGTGAAAATTTAAATTCTGTTTATAGTTTTTTTCAATATTTAAAATCTCAATTTCAATTTGTTGTTATTGTATCACATATAGAATCTATGAGAGATGCTGTAGATACTTTATTAGAAATAAAGAAAGAACATGGATACAGCAATATTAGTTTTGGGAAATCCTCTTAGAAGGTAATTTATTACCATAAACAATCTTTTTTGATTGTAATTCCAAAATTAAAGAAGTTAATACTGCAGACATTGTAGTAAAATTTTCTTTAGCATAATACTCCAAAATAGTCTTTACAGACTCATCTAACGTAAAATTATATCTTTTTTTCATTTATACATCCATTATACACACTATAAATATACTTATAATAAAGTTTTAATATTTATTATAAATGAAATGGGACAACTATTTAAATGGCATTATTCAAGAAAACAGTTAAAAAACAGAATTTAGATCAAGTTCAAGTATTTATTGAGGATACAGATAATAAATATTTTAAAATCCTTGATGCTCCAGATATTATACCTACTGGTAGATCATCTATATTAATTGATGGCTCTCCCGCGCTAAAAAGAGAAACAGATATATTATTTGAATTAATTGATATAACTGGTAAAACCGTATATGTAAATCCAATACGAAATTATTTAGAAGGTACTTCAAGAAGATTAAGTATAGAAGTATATGAAGATGTTACTCCTGGAATAGCAACTTTAACATTACTTGGTGAAATAAATCCAAATCCAGAACAGAATGATGGATTAGTTATTCCAGAAGAATTTCAAGATGTATATAATGTTCGTTATCAAATGGAAATAATGATAGATCCATCTTCACCGAATAATGAAAAGATTTTATTTTTAAGAGCACCAAAGTTATCAATATCTGAAACAATGTTACAAGAAGTAATACCTAAAACAGGACAAAAAGAAGTAAATGTTTTAGTGAGCGGAAGTCTTTCTGGATCACGAATACCTGGTGGAGTACGACAATTTTTAAATCCAAATTTAATAGCACATTCTGATTTAGAACTTCGATTTATTAATAATACAAAACCTACTGGAGTTTTAAGAAATAACAAATTTACAGTTGATTTAATAGCAGATAGAGTAGGACCGATAAATAATGTAGAATATGAATGGGGAGATTCTACAACTGATAGTTTTGATCCACAAACTACTAATGGCTCTCATACATATACTAAAGCTCAGACGTATACTGTTAGAGCTACTGGAAATTCACCGTTTGGTGGTGGGGCTAAAGATAACGTTATAGTTACGGTATCACCACCTGCTACACCAAAAGCTGGTATGTTTATATCTAATGGTACTTTAAATGAAGCATTATCAGAAGAAGCACAGTATTTGACGGGCAGTTTAGAAATTTCTACAAACCCAATTTTTACAAAAGCAAGATTTAGATTCACAGATAGAAGTATATATTCTGCTAGTGCAGATGATGCTTCAAATCCTGATGATAATATTGATGATACAACATTTCAATGGGATTTTGGAGATGGTAGAAGTTTAGTAGTTACAGGTTCCGCAGGTAAAAGAGTAATACATGAATATAGTGAAAGTGGAGATTATACAGTTACTCATACTGTAGGAAATAATTATAATACTCAAACTAATAGTACTGCTCAAACTGTAAAAGTTCAACCAACGCCGGCAGTAGCAGATTTTTCTCAATCAAACTCAGTAGTTAATACAGATGTAAATTTTAATGTTACTTCAAGTGCAACAGTTGGTACTGGTTTAAGTCTTGATAAATTCCATTGGTATTTTGAAAAAGCACAAATAATTGGTAGTCAATTTATAAATTATGCACCTAATAATATATTTGGAAGTGCTTTAAGTGGATTTTGGGACGGATATTCTGTAGGTAATGCAAGTGTAACCAGACAATCTTCAGTAGCATATAGTGGTTCAAATGCTATAGCACAAGTTTCAAATGCAGCTGATAGCTTTTTTGGACATTATAGAGGAAGTAGTACTGCCGCACTCGCACCAGCAACTCAATCGGATGGATTTACAGTTAGTGCTTATGCCAAAGCTGATTCTGAGAATACATTTGCTTATTTGTCATTGTATGGATTAGATGCAAACTATGAAACAATTGGTGAAGAAGGAGATGTACATCAAAATATAGTAGTAGGTGATCTAACTAAAATCAATAGTAGTGGTTGGACAAAACTTAGTGTACATAGTAGATTTTTACATCCAGGAACAAAATATGCTTCATTTAGAGTTGGAGCAAAAAATTCAAGCGGCAAAACAATTTATTGGGATGGATTTCAACTATTCCCAACATCAGTAACAGGGTCAGCAGTTTCTGCATCATATGGTGCAGGGGGCAATTTTGATATTGAACATTATGTAGTTGATACAGCAGGAAGAAAATCAAATACAGTTATAAAACAAAGTGTTAGTAATGCAGTTACACCAAGACCTCATGTAACTTCAAATGTAACATCTGGAACGGCACCACTTACAGTTACATTTACTGAAGATGGTGAAGGAAGTCCAACCAGTCAAAAATTATTTACTGGAGTTAGTGAAGTAGAAATGAGTGCTTCAGGACAAACTACAACTGCTACATATTCAACTCAAGGAAATTTTAAACCCAGAATTGTAGCTAATTGGTCTGGTGGTACAAAAGAATTTAAGGGACAACCGATAACTGTAAATACAGCAGTACCACTTATAACATCTATTTCAGGTTCAACCGCAGTTACTGCAAGTCAAGCGTTTACACTTATTGTTTCTGCAAGTTCAACTACAGAGAGTGAAAAGTATATTGACGAGATGTCAATTGCTTGGGGAGATGCTACGAGTGATTTTGTGGAATATGGTGATGGTATAACTGGAGGGGTATCATTTGATGGTAATGATGAATCTACTACTTCTTTAACACATGCATATGGTGCATCTGGTGCTTATACTGCAAGTGTAGTTGTTAAAGATTCAAATGGTAAATCTAGTACGAGCAGTTCTTTATTTGTTGATGTAGTAGGGGGAGCAGTTCCAGTATTAGCTGATACCGATATAATGATTGATGATTTAGAAACAATTCACGAAGCAACGGCGTCTCTTGCATTTGGACTGCACGATTTAAGAACAACAGCAGACAGACAATACTATAGTACGTATGGAGTTAGGTTAACTTCTTATACTTGGAGTTTACACGATACCAATTATGATGAGATTTATGTAATTGGAAATGGAAAAAATACTCAATTTATTGCGGATGATGTAGACTTTAAAGCAATTGGTTTAACAGTTGGTGCTCCCGGAGTAAGCAGTAATACCGCATATTATAATGTTACTTGTATAGATACGGAGATTGAATCACTAAAGGCAACCGCAAATACTTCTGAAGAAGATACATATGATGATACGCAACATAGTGATGCTCAAACAAATAAAGGTAACAAAGGTGGTGGTGGTGGCGGTGGAAGTAGCTATAATGATGGTAACTATGATGATAATGCTTCTGGTAGAAATGATTCTTCCATGACTGCAGCAAGTCCTGCAGTATATGACTATAAAATATTTTTACCGAGTGGTAGTATGCACGGGCACCCGCACCCGGATGGGTCGGGCAGAGAAGTTGGATCTTATTTAGAAGGAGCAAAAGTAAAAGTTGATAGATTCGAACTGGGAGAATTCGCAGGCAAAAGCGGGTATTCTGTTTCTAAATTAGTATCTCAAAACTTACCATATGAATTTACTATAGGTAAAACTAAAGGTCATACTATAATACCGTCATCAAAGCCTATAATATTTAATAATTCTGTAGAAAGTTTAGCATATCAGTTATTAGAAATTCCTGATTTAGGTCCATCTCCATTTACTATGAGCTTTAATGAAACTGTAGAATTTGATTATAATGAAATAAATTATATATCTAAATCTACAATTAAACTTGCCAATTTAAGAACACTTTCAGGAGATGTTTATAGAGCTAAAGTTTATTATAGAACAACAAATGATACTGAGTTTATACCATTAACAGAAAGAATTTTAGAATCTCGTGAAGAATTGATAGATGATTTATCATTAAAGGGTAATTTGATGAAAGGGTATTTCCCGACCCGATCAATAGTAGATACATATTGGACTGGCTCTCAAGGAACAAATGCTGGATATTATTCAGGAGCAGTAGTCGGTAGTGGACCAGTTGGAGGATTTGATAGAGCAACTATAAGTCATATTCACGATGCAGTAGTTATTTCTGGTTCAAACTATAGTGAAAATGATAATGTTGCTTTTTGGTTAAATACATCAAGAACAAAAGATATAGCTGGAAAAGGCAATATAGTTGGAGAAAATAGACCTTTAATTATAAGAGATGTAGAATATAGTTTATCATTTAATGCACATCCTATAAAAGCAACAACACAAGTAAGAATAGATGAAAATTTAGTAGATCAAGATAGAGCAGAATTAAAAGTTTACGTATCTGGTTCAGGAGTTAAACCTAAAAAAATAGGCGAAGAGTTTAAATCTACCCCATGGGGATATTTTATTGGTTCTTTAAATCCTGATGATAAAGGGGTGGATGCTAATATTACATTTCCAAAAATGGTTTATCAAAATTTTGTATTAGAATCAACAGCTCGTCCAATTATACAGTTCGTAGCTCCTTCAGGTAAATGGTATATTAGTGAAATATCTTTAAAGCAAGCTAGAGAATCAGGGTTTAATCCAAATAATGTAATAATAACAACTGATACTCCATTGTTAAGTCAAAGACCTCAAAGGTTATTGTTTAAAGTAGAATATTTTACTAAAGATGGTAAGCAAGCTCAGATGGAAACATTTTCAGCAAATGCTGAACAATTTCAAGGAAGTAATACAGTATTTTCAGGAACGGATAATATTTTACCAGGAACTTTAACTATTAATAATAGTCTTGGTGAGGGACAAGGATTTGAGATAAGTGGACAATCATCAGCATATTTTAGAACAAAATCATATGAGGGATTTAAGCGGGCAACTACAGGAGAAGGTCCTTCTGGTATATTAATGTTTAGTGGTAGTGTTGGAACTGCTATAGGTGCAAGTGAAAATTATGATGGTTTAGGTTTAGAATTGCATGCTGGTGGAGATGAGGGATCTCTTAAATTTAGAACAAGTCCAAGTGTTTTTGAGGTAAAAGCAAAATCATTTTTCTTAGGTAGTGAAGAACAATATGTAAGTGGTAGTGGTGGAAATATAGAAATTAGTTCATCTAACTTTCATTTATCCTCAAGTGGAGATGTTGTTGTAAAAGGAAATATCGAAGCGCAAACAGGTAAGATTGGTGGATTTAATATTGGTAGAGAAAAATTATCAGGAGATACTTTTTATATAAGAGGAAATGCTGATGAAAATTCATCAACCGATTCTGGACTATTTATAAGCGCTTCAAACTTTCAAGTAAAAGCAGATGGACATATAAGTGGTACTGCTGGTAATATTGGTGGTTGGGGAATAGAGCAAAATAGTTTAGGTTCATCTAATATTATATTAAGTAGTACTGGTTCAATTAGAACAAGAGATTATGCAAAGAAGGCATCTGGGTGGACTATTGATAGCGATGGATTTGCAGAATTTAGTAATGTTTATGTTCGTGGTACTCTTGCTACAACAACATTTGAAAAACAAACTGTAAACGCAGTTGGTGGACAATTACTTGTTAGTAATGCAACAACTATAAGTGGTAGTGTTAGCGCTAGTGCTACAACAATTCCATTGGTTAATTCAGCTGGATTTCAACAAGGAGAATTATTATTTGTTAAGAAAGTAGGAGATACAGGATTTAGTTCAGAGTTTATGAGACTTAATGCAGCGTATTCTGCGTCAGATCAAACTGGAAATACTACTGGGTTTATAAATGCAATTACAGTAACAAGAGAATTACAAGGTAGTGTAACAGGTTCAATAGGTAATTTTGGTGGAGCCGCTTCTGTATCAGCATCATATGATGATGGACAAGTTATTATAAGTTTTGGACGCCCTCAAACAGGATTTATACATATAAATGCAGACCCAACCGATACTGAAACACCATATATAGATGTAATTGAATCTGGAAGTGGTGGATTTTTAAGGAGAGCAAGGTTTGGAGATTTAAGTGGATTAGCAAGTACTGCTGCAGTACATAATGAATCAAGTCCAGGATTCGGATTATCAGCAGAAAATGTATTTCTTAGTGGAAGTATTAGAGCTAATGAAGGTTATATTGGTAGTTGGAATATTTTAAATAATGGACTTATTAGTGGAAGTAATATAACTTTAGATGCTGATAGTTCAAGAATTTATAAAACTGGTGATAATAATGATCTTACTGGGTATTATATGGACTTTACTCCAGGTTCAAATTATTATGTAAGATTTGGAACTAATTTTGCAGTATCATCTTCTGGTGTTCTTATTGCAAGTGGTGCAAAAATTGAAGGTGTAATTACTGCATCAGGTGGATTTATTGGTGGAATAACTGTAAGTGATAATGCACTTTATACTGGGGCTGGAGAATATGGAACTTCAAATACGGGGTTTTATATAGATAGTGGTAGTAGTTTTAGTTTAGGTGATAAATTAACTTGGGATGGAAGTAGTTTAGGTATAACAGGTGATATTACTATTAGTACTGGTGCTTTAGCTGGAGTAACTGCGGCATCAATTAGTGGTTCGGCTAATGAGTTTTCAGCATCGGCTGCTTCAACAATAAATGCAAATTCATCTTCAGCGGAGGATGGTATAAATGCAGCTTCAGCAAGTGCGGCTGCAGCACAAACAAACATTGATACGATGGAAACTCAAATTGTTCTTACTAATACTGGAATGGCAATATCTTCATCAGGACAAGACCCTGATTTTCCATTGGCAACTTTTGGAACTACTACTAAATTTTTCGATGGAACAAGTGAGGCTAATACAAAGTTACAATTACAAGCAGCGGGTGTAACTTCATTTG